GAAGGATTGGTAACATTCCACCAAATGAAGTTGATTCATTTATGGAAACCATTATCAATAAAATGAAAAAAATTCCACATATCGATCCAACGACGGGTAATTATAATCTTAAATTTAATTTAAATAACATGCTAGAAGATTATTATTTACCAGTTCGTGGCGGAAATTCAACTACTGCAATTGATACATTACCTGGTATGACATTTACCGGAATGGATGATATTGATTATATCAAACATAAAATGATGGCCGCTTTAAAAATTCCTAAACCATTTTTAGGATATGACGAAGGGGTTGAAGGAAAATCTACTTTAGCATCAATGGATATTCGTTTTGCTAGAACAATTGAACGAATTCAAAAAATTACAACATCTGAATTAACTAAGATTGCAATTATACATTTATATGCACAAGGTTATGAGGGCGAAGATTTAATTAGTTTTGAATTAGAATTAACCGCACCATCAATTATATATGATCAACAAAAAGTTGCATTAATGACTGAAAAAATGACATTAGCAACTGCAATGCGCGATTCAAAATTAATTTCTGATAAATACATTTATGAATACATATTTAACATGTCAGAAGATCAATGGTTGCAAGAACGAAGCAACGTTGTTGAAGATTTAAAATTGCGATTCCGTCAAAATCAAATTGAACAAGAAGGTAATGATCCTGCGGTAACTGGTCAATCATTTGGCACTCCACACGATTTAGCAACAGTTCATATGTCGACCAGTGACGTTGAAGATAAAGATGCGGGAGGTCGTCCGAAAGAAGGAATTAAATTTGGACAACATAAAAATGAATTTGGATGGGATCCTACGGGTATGAAAAGTATAAATCAAGCATTTAATCCGGAAAATCAAAAGTCAGCATTTTTACCAGATCCAAAGGCAGCAAAGACAGCTAGAGCTATTTCTGCCGAAAATATTAATATGTTGAAAAAAATAAAAACAAAACAAACATCGATCATTACAGAATCACTTAAAACCAATGAAAATCAAAAACAAGATTTAGATTCTGGAACAATGTTAGATGAAAAGAACATTTTATAAAAGTAAACATATTTATTAAAAAAATAAAGTACTGATCATATGAAGAAATTAAAACATTCGAAATATAAGAATACCGGCATTCTTTTTGAAATGTTAGTCCGAAAATTAACTTCAGAAACACTAACATCAAATAAGTCAGTTACTATAGATATTATCAAAAAATACTTTGGAAAAAATACCGAATTAGCAAAAGAATTACAATTATATAATGCATTAGTAAAAGAACAATTCCGTAGTGAAGCTCAAGGTTTGGATTATATTCGCACAATTAAAAATGCATATACTAAATTAAATCAAAGTATTTTAAAACGACAAAAATATAATTTAGTTAAAGAAATTTCTGAAAAATTTGTATTTTCTGATTTATCAAAAATTCAAATCAATAACTATAAAGCATTAGCTTCTATTTATATGTTGTTTGAATATGAAGAAACAGATAACCCAAAACAATTATTAGAATGTAAAAATGTAATTCTAGATAATGGATTAATTGTAGAAAAAAAATCTATAGTTAAAGATCCATTAATGGAATCATTTGAATCGCAACCAAAAGAAATACGATTATTAACATACAAATTACTTGTAGATAAATTCAATGACAAATATTCTATTTTAGATGAATCGCAAAAACAATTATTGAATAAATACATAACTAATGTTAATGATACTACAGCTCTTAAAGAATATATTCAAGTTATAATTCCGCAAATTAAAAAACAATTGTCTGAACAATCAAAATTAATTACCGACAAAGCTACTAAAATAAAAGTCAAAAAGCTTTCAGAAATGCTATGTACGGTAGAAAATATGAAAGCTATTAAAGAATCTCATATACTTTCGTTATTAAGATACTATGATCTAATTAAAGAATTAAAAGGATTACATTGATGAAATCGTTATTAAATGAAATGAAAAAGCGTTTTGATGAGATTGAATCAAGTGATTATTGTGATTCATGTGATAGGCCAAAAGATCAGTGTGTTTGCGAAAATGAAGAAGAATTAGACGAACAAAACGTAACAGGTGCAGTAGCAGGATTTAGTACTCCAGCTGCATTTGCTAAACCAGGTAAATGGAAAAATAAAACAAAAACGTATGAATCTGTAAATACTCCACCATCATTTCGATGGAAAGATGATACATATCAACGACCTGAATCAGAAGAAGAAGAATTCAATGATAAATTTCCATTTAGCGATGATGAAAAAGATTGGTTTAATAAATCATATGAATATCCATCGAAACCTATGCCAAATAAACCAAGTAAACATATGAAAAGCGTTTCGGAAATTATAGATAAAAAATATGAACATTTAGTTGAATCGTATCGAGCGTATGCAACGGGAAATTCAAAATCAACGCCGGAACAAAAAATAAAACAAACCATTAAAGAAGTTGCTCGACAATTGCAAGAAATTGAACAAACAGTGAATTATGCATCTCGTTTAAAAACTGAATCTGGTGTTGCAAGAAATGGATATGGTACTTCGGTAGAAAAATCATTAAATAAAATATCAGAACGATTAATTAAAATATCAGAACGTGTAAGAGCATTAGGAGAATAACATGTCAAAACAACTAATAGTAGAATATATGCCATTTAAGCCTGTTGGTTCATTAACTGAATCAAGCGGTGCTGCATATGGAATACCTGGTGGTTTTGTTGTACAAGGAGTTTTGCAACGAGCGGGCGCTAAAAATCAAAATGGTCGAGTTTATCCAAAGCCTATTTTAGAAAGAGAATGTCAACGATATCAACAAGAATATATTGACCAACATAGAGCATTGGGTGAACTAGATCATCCAGAATCTTCGGTTGTAAATTTAAATAACGTTTCTCACAACGTTTTAAAAATATGGTGGAGTGACGATGATTTACAAGGAGCAGTACAGATACTAGATACTCCATCTGGTAAAATTCTTAAAGAACTTTTTAGAGCAGGAATTACATTAGGCATTTCATCGCGCGGATTGGGTTCTGTTAAAGAATTACGCAATGAGGGGGTGGTAGAAGTTCAAGAATATTTTGAATTGATATGTTGTTATTTCGTATCTAATCCATCAACTCATGGGGCTTTTATGCGTCCTACGCACATGAACGAATCTGTTAATAAAATGGCACATACAACTAAATATAATAAAGTAAACAACATCATTACATCAATTTTGTGTGAAGATGGTAAATGTAGGATAATATAATGAAAACGAATTTAAAATATATTTTGGAAATGATCACCGAAGATCAGCCACAACCGTTATCAAAAGAAGAAAAAGCTGAATTTGTTGCGCAAGTAAAACGTTTTTCTGAAATGTCTGATTCAGTATATGGTCGTGGCGATTTGCAAGAATTAACGGAACGAGTTAAGGATATCGTAAATAAAGCAGAACAAATTGCATCCGAATCCGGAGATTGGTTTGATAACGTAACAATTAAGCGTCATATGAAAACATTGAATGATTCATATAAAGTATTTGAATCAACAGCAAAAGAAATGAATCAATTACAACAACGATTGAGTGCAGCATATGAAGATATTGCGTCAGGTTTAAGCAAATATTTTGAAGTTAAATAATTTGGATTAATGAAAAAAATTTATTATTATAAAAAGGTAGATGATGAGCAAGTTTAGAAAATTATACAAAGAATTCTTTGGATTAAAAGAACAAGACGAAAAAACTATACAATCATCTCCTTATAAGTTTACTAAAGATGACGTAACTAATGCAAAAGAAATTGCAGCTGCAATGAAAGACTTAACGGCTACAATGAAAGAAGGAGATTTAGATGAAGCACAATTAGTTAATAATTTAACTGATTATCGAGGCGGAGTTGAATATGTACTTCGAGATCCGGCCATCGCACAACAAACGTCACAAGAGATTCAAGAATGGGCAGAAAGAAAAGGTTTTACGGTGATTAAAAAAACATTATCACAATCTGGTAAAATTGGATATTTTTATTTTAGATTAGGACAAGATCCTGCATTAGAATCACAAAAACTTCAAGGTTATTTAGCACAGAAACCAGAATTAAAACATTTTAGATTCAATGTTAGACAATCTGCAAAGACCCCACAACAAGAAATTTAATTAATCATATATGAATAAAAAACAAAAACAACATCAAACAATTGTGCCAGGCAATCCTATGGCTGTAAATGTAGTAAATCAAGATTTAGGATTTGCAATGCGCACTTGGAAACGTAAAGTAAAAGCTACCGAAGTTTTAGAAAAAACAAAAGATCGCAAAGAATTTATAAAACCAAGTGTCAAACGAAGAAAACAAAAACAAGCTGCACAATTTATGCAAAGGATTAAAGATCTACATTCACTTTAAGATTTTTAAGATTTTTTAAGGCCCTAACAAAAAAGTTAGGGCTTTTTTACTGTTTTTTTATTCAATGATATATTTATTTGTAAATACGCTATTTCTTATATAGTGTCTATAATTTAATTATTCTATTAAGATTCAAATAATCTTATTTCCAAAAAACAAATTTAAGGAGAAAAAAAATGGCAAAATCAGACTTGCTAAAACAAGCAATTGCTGATGCAAAGACAGTTAAGGAAACTGCTCTAGCAAATGCAAAAATTGCTTTACAAGAAGCATTCGCTCCTAGACTCGAAGCTATGTTGCAAACAAAGCTACAAAACGAAGTTGAAGGCGAAGAAGAAATGCCTGCAGAAGAACCAGTAGTAGACGCTGGTGCAGAAGCGGGAGCGGAGATGGGTGACGATTTCAGTTGGACAGATGATACTTTAGCAGCATCAGTTGGTGGTAAAGATTATAACTTCCAAGTTGGAATGGCTGGTGAAGAAGAAGGTGCCATGGCGCCTGCAGAAGAAATGCCAGCATCAGAAGAAGAAATGACTGCTGAGTACAATGAAGGAATGGATATGGCAGAAGATGATCTAGAATTAGAATCTATCATTCGTGAATTAGAAGGAGATTTAGATACAATGCCAGAAGATGGCGAAGATGATATGTCTATGTCTATGGAAGGAATGTACGAAGGAGAAGAAGAAGATGAAATGATGCCGGAAGGTATGTATGGTGATGACGATGAAGATGACAGCATTGAAGAAATTATTGAAGCAATTCTTCGTGAAGAAGGCGGAAATGAATTTCCAGAAGATGAAAAATCAGATTCAATGACCATGACAGAAGATGAAGTTGATGCAATGGCAATGGAATTAGATGACACTAAATCTGAATTGGACGAAGCATACCGAACAGTTAAACAATTGAAAAGTATTATCAACGAAGTAAATCTTCTTAACGCTAAACTTCTTTACACTAACAAGTTGTTCCGTAACTTTGAATTGAATGAAGCTCAAAAAATGAAAGTAATTGAAAATTTTGATAGAGCTGGAAATACAAGAGAAGTTAAATTAGTATTTTCTACATTAGCAGAAAGTTTTAATCGTCCAACAAAGAAGCGAGTAGTTAAAGAATCTATCGCATCTAAACCAACGAGAACTACAGCTCCAAGTGTAGAAACGACAAATATTTTATCTGAAGGCTTCGAATTAGCTAACAGATGGAAAAAATTAGCAGGATTATTGTAATAACAAAAAACAAAAAAAAAAGGAAAAAAAATGAGTATCTCAAATTTATTACAAACCAATGATTTCGTACAACGAAACCAAGCAAAAGCATTGGCTTCGAAGTGGGAAAGAACCGGTTTATTAGAAGGCCTTAAGGGCGAAACAGAAAAAGCCGGAATGGCTCAATTGCTTGAAAACCAAGCACGTCAATTAGTAAAAGAAGCTTCTTCAACTGGTGTAGCAGCTGGTTCAGAAGAGTGGGCAGGTGTAGCACTTCCATTGGTACGTCGTATCTTTGCTGAATTTGCTGCAAAAGAATTCGTTTCAGTTCAACCAATGAACTTACCATCAGGTCTTATTTTCTATCTAGATTTTAAATATGGTACAGCTCAACCAGGATTTGATAACGACAATTTAAACAGAACAGGTGATCCGTTTGGTTCTCCTAACGCTGATGACTCAATGTTCGGTGTTACCACTACTGCAAATGATCCATCAGGCGGTCTTTATGGTGCTGGTCGTTTTGGATATTCAATTAATTCAGTTTCTTCATCAATTTTGACTGCAACTGAAATCGCAACTGGATCTACTCCAACTACCGTACAAGTTAATGGTGATTCTGCTTTTTCAGGTTCAACTCAATACAAAATGGTTACTGTTAATGTTCCAACTGATGCAGATTTATATGCAGTTCGTTCATTTACATTAGTAGCAGCAGGTACTGAATTAGCTCCAGTACAAGCATTTTCAACAATTACTTCAAACTTTACCGCATCATTTGTAGTTTCTTCATCTATCGCAACTAGCGTTCACGCTGCTATCACTGCAGGAACAATTCGATTGAATTATAACAAACAGCCTACCGACATTACAAGAGGTGATTTTGAAGATAAAACTACGTATGCAAATGGATATAATGTTGATATCGACATTCCAGAAATTAACCTTGAAATGCAATCAGAACCAATCGTTGCTAAAACACGTAAGTTGAAAGCAGTTTGGACACCTGAATTTGCTCAAGACTTAAATGCATACCATTCAATTGATGCTGAAGCTGAATTGACTTCAATGTTGTCTGAATATGTATCAATGGAAATCGATCTTGAAATCCTTGATATGTTAATTGCAGCAGCTCCAACAACTGAATATTGGTCAGCTCGAAACAATACAATATTTGATGGTACATCATTTACCACTCTTGCAGCAGGTACAGCTACTCCAGGTTTAGGAGATGGATTCTATAACACCCAAGGTGGATGGTTCCAAACTTTAGGTACTAAACTTCAAAAAGTATCTAATAAAATTCACCAAAAAACATTACGTGGTGGTGCTAACTTCTTAGTAACATCTCCTGCAGTTGCAACTATCCTCGAGTCTATCCCAGGATTTGCTGCTGATACAGATGGTAACAAAATGGAATTTGCTGCTGGTGTTCAAAAAATTGGTTCAGTAAATAATCGTTACACCGTATACAAAAACCCATACATGAAAGAGAATGTAATCCTTATGGGATTCCGTGGTACTCAGTTCCTTGAAACGGGTGCTGTATTTAGTCCATATATTCCATTAATTATGACTCCGCTTGTATACGATCCGGTGAACTTCACTCCACGTAAAGGTGTTATGACACGTTATGCGAAGAAAGTAGTTCGTCCAGAATTCTACGGAAAAGTATACGTTCACGGTCTTAACACGCTTTAATAGTTAACTTCGATTAAACGATAATTAACGAATTAACTAATTAAAAAAGAAAGGGTGGCTTCGGTCACCCTTTTTTACTGTTTGTATATTTATATAAAAGATATGGCAGTAGAAAGACACAAATACGAAATGTTTGCAGAAATTCGATATGACGGTCGTCTTATTGATGTATTAGATCGAATTCGAGCTATACGTTTAGTTTTAATGGTTCATATTGAACAAGATTTAGGAAAAGATCGTGAGTTGATAAAAATTAAAATAATGACTCCATATCCTCCTAGAAAAACATTTTTTGCAATTCGTCAAATGTGTTTAGGAAAAATTGAAACACTTAAAACGATGACACTTCGTGAATCAACGCTTACAAAATTATTTTAATCAAGGAGACAGTTATGGCTACACAAAATCGGGAAAAAACACCTCCAAAAACTGATATTAAATTTTCAATCACATTATCAGAAGAACAAAAACAAGCAAAAGCAAAAATTATAGAAACACCATTTAATTTTATTTTAGGTAAAGCTGGTTCCGGAAAAACATTGTTAGCAGTTCAAGTAGCACTTGATATGTTTTTTAAAAGACAAATCAACAAAATTATCATAACGCGTCCTACAGTATCAAATGAAGATAATGGATTCCTTCCCGGATCATTAGCAGAAAAAATGGATCCATGGTTAGTTCCATTGCGTAGCAACATGCGTAAGGTTTATAATAAATCAGAGATTCTTGATAAGATGGAAAAGGAAGAAAGTATTGAATTAGTTTCTTTAGCACATTTTAGGGGACGTACATTTGATCATGCAGTTTGTATTGTAGATGAATTTCAAAATTTAACTAAACAACAATTACAGATGGTTGTATCTAGATTAGGTAAAGATAGTATCATGATACTTACCGGAGATCGTTATCAAATAGATTTGAAATTTGCAAATGATTCGGCAGTACACGAAGTACCTAAATTAACAAAGTCACAATATGTAAATGAAATCATATTATTAGACAACCATCGACATGAATCATTAAATGAAATTTTAAAACTTCTAAATGAAACGTATTGATATTTATAATTAAAAAGGAAAACGATGGATTACAGTGTTCAGAAACCAATTTGGCCCGGCAGTTCTTCGTTTACATCCGGATCAACTCCATTTGGATTTTTTGATGCTGATGCTGTATTTCGATCGCATGCTGATAAGTTTGCAAAAATGGCTGCACAGACATTAGGATATCCAATCATGGATGTAGAAATGCAAGCAGTAAATTTTTACACTGCATTTGAAGCTGCAGTCGTTGAATATTCTAATCAAGTAAATCAAGTAAACATTGTTAACAATTTATTTAGTACATTAGGAATACAAACTGGTTCGGACTTTTTAACAAATAATAGTTTTACTGATGCATTAATTGGTAATTCATTTGGATATATTACAAAACTTTCAAAAACATATGGCACCGAAGCTGATTCGGGAGGAAATATTAAATGGCTTAAAGCCGAAGTAGATGTAGTACCAGGACAACAAACATATAGTTTACGTACTGCAATATCTAAATCATTAGGTATTGTATTAACAACTAGTTCGGTAGAAGTAAAACGAGTTTTACATAATCCACCACCGGCTATTGTAAGATATTTTGATCCATTTGTTGGAACAGGATTGGGTTCGCAACAATTAATGGATTCATTTAATTTTGGAGGATTTTCGCCATCCATATCATTTATGATGATGCCAATTCATGCTGACTTACTTCGATTGCAAGCAATTGAATTTAATGATATGGTACGTAAGTCACATTATACATTTGAAATACACGGCGATGATATCAAATTTTGGCCAGTACCAACTGCCGGCACGGGTTCATCGGCATCTTCAATTTTTTACAATAAAGTGTGGATTGAATTTATTTTAGATGAATCAAAAACAAATGAGGCAGCATTATTTGGCAATACAGCACTTATGCGAGGTGTAATTACAGACGCATCAAATATACCATATACATATCAAACATATAGTAGAGTGAATGATATGGGGCGTGCGTGGATATTTAGATACGCATTAGCACTTGCAAAAGAAATGTTAGGATATATTCGTAATAAATATTCATCTGTTCCTATACCAAATGGCGAAGTAACATTGAATGGTGCGGATCTAACATCTCAAGGACAAACAGAAAAAGAAGCATTGATAACACAGCTTCGTGAATTTTTAGAAAAAATGACTCGAGAATCTATGATTACGAGACAAAATGCAGAAGCAACACAAATGATGGAAATATATGCTAAAGTTCCATTAAAAATATATGTTGGATAAGGAGATACAATGGCACTATTTGGTTCAATGCGAGATGCAAAATTTTTGGCATCAATCAATGCTGAATTGATTAATGCTATTGTTGATACTGAAATTGAATTTTTTAAATTAATATTAGATACTACGGAATCTAATATTTATGGCGAATCTGATTCTAAATCATATTATGATTCTTTATTGCTTCCATGTATGATTACTAAAGATGAAAAATCTGCTGCAATGGATGATTATGGTCATACATATACTCGTACATTAACATTTGGTGTTTCTCGAGATTTACTTGAAAAAGCTGATTTTTATCCTGAAGTTGGAGATATTGTATTTTGGGATAATGAATACTACGAATTAGATAATGTAGATGCAAATCAGTATTTTGCAGGAAAGAATCCAGAAACATGGCCAAATGGCGATAGTCATGGTTATAGTGTATCTGTTATTTGTAACGCACATGCAACGCGTCAAACGCCACAAAATATTGTTGATTTACGTAGAGGTGGAACTAATAAATCATTTCCATATAAAGGATAGTAATGCCTAGATTAAATAGAAACGACATAGATCGAAAAACAAATAAGCCCAATCCTAATAGTACAGAAGGATTGACGCCCGATCTTGTTTTAAATAGAGCATTGCAAACAAGAAGAGATGATGATGTCGTTAAAACTAAACAGCGAACCATATATGACATTGATTATGCAATTAAATGGTATATTGAAAATGAAATTCAACCACAAATAACTGCAAATAAACAATTACTTTCAGTGCCAGTTATTTATGCAAATGGAGAAAAGTGGGACAATGTACGTAGATTAGGATACCTTAGGGATGAAAAGGGAATGCTACAATCTCCAATAATTATGTTGAAACGAAACAGCGTAGCAGAAAAAGATGAACAACGATCATTAGATGTTAATCGACCAAATTCTGAAAATTACATTGTATCTCGTCCAAAATATAATTCTAGAAATAGATATGAAGATGTATTATTTCCTATACCAAAATATGAACCAAAACAATCAGAAGAATATTATATTGTTGATATACCAAAATATGTTACAGTCGAATATGATATGATGATATGGTGTGATTTTACTGCGCAACTCAATGAGTTAGTTGATCAAATATTACCATATGGACGATTTTCTTGGGGAAATGAAGGAAATAAATTTCCTACAGCAATTGGTTCAATATCATTTGAAACTGTTAATACGGTAGGAGAAGACCGATTAGTTCGTGCGACAATTCCATTAACAGTCCATGGCACGTTGCTGTCTGAACAAGAAGTTAGAATATCTACAATTAAAAAAATGTATTCTGTTAAAAAATTAGTATTTGAAATGACGGTTGATGTTGATAATAATATATTTGAAACTACGCAAGTGCCAATTAAATTGCTTCAAATGCAATCTGTTATTTCTAGTGGCGGAATTGTATCAGTTTCTTCAGGCGGAACTGTAACAAATATCAATGCATCCACGATGAATTATTTAACTAATTTAACGGAACGAATTGCAACATATTCAAATACTACTACAGTAACAATTGCAGCATTTGCCGCAGTAAATCCAGTAACTACTACGGTTGCATCTAAAAATGAATTTGATATATTTATCAATGGACAATACGTTGATAAAGTAGTATATACATGGACACCTAGTGATATTGCATCACAAACAATCATATTTGATACGGGAATATTAGGATATATAATTGACGCGAATGATGTTATTGTAGTTAAAGGGAGATGGGCATAATGGCTAGACAGTTTAGACCTGGACAATTACAAACCGGATCTTTATTTAATATTTCTTCTAGTTATGCATTAACTGCATCATTTGCTTTAAACGGCGGTGGCGGCGGCGGCGGCACATTTCCATTCTCGGGTAGTGCTGTTATAACCGGATCATTGGAAATTAAAAGTGACGTAAACAATATATTTTTAATTAAAAATTTTAATAATCAACCCGTATTAACCGTATCACAAAGTGGTGTAGTTATTATAGCAACACAAAGTGTAGAATTAACAAGCTCTGCACCAAATGGCGGAATATATTTTACATCTGGATCATTTTTTGTAGGTTTGGATTAATGCATATATTTATATAAAATAGGAAAATAAACATGGCAACGTGGAAAAAAGTAGTAGTATCAGGTAGCAACATATCACAATTAAACAACGATGCCGGATATTTAACATCAGTAACGACGCAAAATGCATTTGCTACAGCATCGTATGACGGCACATTATTATTAGCTAATGGTGCTAATGGAAACTTAACCTTTGCATCTTCATCGGGACAAGGTTTAACTATTTCGGCAAGTGCTGGTACTGATACATTAACGTTCGGGTTAAGTCTTATTCCGAATGTTAGCTTAGCTAATTCTAGCATAACAATTGCTGGTAACGCAACTTCATTAGGTGGCAGTGTAACGCAGGCACAAATATTTGCTGGCAGTACAGCAATATCATCATCTGTATTAACATCTCCAACTCAGGGTGAAGCACTTTTAACAAACAATGGCGTTGCTGGATCAACTATAGATTTAGGATTACAAACTACAGATTCTCCTACATTTGTTGGATTAACATTAACAGGCAATTTAGTTGTACTAGGTACAGCATCATTTCAAAATACGCAAAATTTATTAGTAGGTGACCGTTTTGTATTGTTTGCATCGGGGTCTAATACAACGGGCGATGGTGGTATTGTAGTACAACAAGGTACGCAAAACATTGGCGAATTGTATGGTTATGATAGTGGCACAACACGTTGGGGGTTCACTTCATCATTTAATGCAACAGGCAATTCATTTGTTCCGGCAGTTTATGCGGGTGCAGTAGAAACTAGTGCAGTTGCTCCGAGTGCAGCACCAATCTATGGTGGCGCCAGTAATGGATTTGGTACAATACATGTTGAAATCTTAACCGGAGATATATTTATTTACGCATAAAAATAAAACAAGTTATGAGCATATTAGACAAATTAAAATCACAATCCGCCCCCGAACCGACCGTTCAATTAACAAAACAAGAAATTGAATTTTTATTAACAATACTCAAAGACGTTTCCATCCGCGGAGAACATGTTGAAACGTTTTATAATATCATATTGAAACTACAAGAGCAATATCTAAAACAGTGATATTTATTATAAATGTTGTAGGCCGCAAGGAAGTGGGCACACGCACGGCATAAGTGTATGTAACCAACCACAGCATGAAAG